TTCTTAATATCAATCAACCAACAATCATTGACCTGTTTCAACGAACCAAATTTCTCAAGGACCTTATTCTCATCTAACATTCCGTCAGTTTCGAATTCAGGTCTAACCTTAAGCTCTATATGTGTATGAGCCCTCCTAACAACAGACATTGAGTTGTATGAACACAAACTTGCGTGCATGTCTTCAACATTTGTCGTAATGGACAAACAACCGGGTTCAATGGTAATTTTACCCTTATTCGCGAGGTCTGCCATAACGGCATACTCACGAATGTTGTTGCAGATCTTGATAATCCAATCCGTAGGACACAGGTCCCAAAATTGCATTTTAGAATTTCCATAATCATCCAACTTGATTCCTGTAATATAAGAACGATAAGTGGACATATGTTTATCCTTTTCATTGATGGTACAAATATACTCCGTGGTACATGGCATATGTTTTGCCTTAAGAGTTGTCATCATAGCAATATCAGCCAACGTCGACTTCCCAACACCTGTGTCTCCATAAATCTTGAGACAATATGGTGCCATACGAAGTCCTCCATTGACTCTGACCGCAATATAATCAGCTCGAACTTTGGATAAATTTTCCCATTTCTGTTGAATGATCTTTTTTTCCACGCCGTTGGGCATGTTTTTATACATCAAATGCAACTTTTCAACGAGATCCTCCAATTCCTTGTCGAACTTCTTTTCGGTCTTGTCCATGAACTTTTCCAAATTACCATTACGTACGTATTCCCATTCAGTCATCTTTTCAATATAAGCTTCTTCAAGCTTTAGAACTTCTGATGATGAGAAAAGTAACGGCTTAATGGATCCGTTCAAAAAACATTGGTAAGCGCCCTCAGCAAAGAAGACCACGGTTTCGATCAATGCATCAATAACATCGACCGCGTTAGTCTGCTTCGTTTGCGCTTCAATAGCAAATAGTTCGAAATTCCCTAGGTTTACCGACTTCTTATCCATGACTCCGAGTGTTACCAATAAAGTTAGTACTCGAGAGACCTTGGCGAAAGCCGGCGAATTAACCAATAATTTCCAGTCAACTAATGCCTTAGACATACCATCCAACCACGCGGGGCGGCCGGACGAGTCCTGGGGTGTCATTTCATCAAACAACGACTTAACGATGCTTTGCACTTGAGACATGACGGACTCAGTGCTATGGGTCTTAATGTATAAAGTCAGGACACCCAAAAATCCTTTATAAGTCTGAACTTCAGACAACGCTCCGTAGAGCGCAATGAGACCTTCTATCTTAGATATGGCAACATCAGATAGATCAGAACGTAGTTTGTTCATCAATGTTGCGTATCCGGGAATTAAAAGTCCCTGTGGCGAATAGTTATTTTCGATTTCACCACTGCAGGGGCCTAAGCCCTGCTGGCAGGTTTTGCTGCCTGGATCACTTGTCCTCTCGCTTTTGCCCTTGTTTCCGCTAATAGTTGTAAAAATGTTCATATTTATTAACAAGTGGGGTCACAATTAAAGGCTTTATTTCGAGTTCCGGATCAGTTTCAAAGTGTAAGAAGTAATTCAATATACCTCACACACGAGCGTTAATGATTAAAGAGAGGGTGCTGCGAGATACCCTTGCAGTGCGGTGTACACTACATGAAAATACATAATACTCAATGTGGTATTGTAACTCAGTCGTCGCGATACGTTGCGCTAATAGACTCAGATAAGACCAATTATTCCTTCAACGATATGTTAGATTCTTTTTCTCATTGTCCCTGCTGCGGGATGAGAAATAATAACGAAAATCATAAAGATCGGGTGGGATTCTTCTCTGGGTATAAAACTAGAGCGTTTATAAAAAACTAAATCAAACTCTGTCCCCTTTAGAACTTGAAAAGTGCGTGACGGTGGACTCCCTTAATTGTATGGGGGAGAACATAACGCCGTCTAAGCGGGCAGTGTAAGATGGTCATAAGACCAAATAAGCTATCCGATGCCGTGCTCGGGTATTAATGTAGTCGCTCAAACTACCAGTCATAAAATGACAAAAATTTGCCAGAAGCGTATACCTCTGGATTAAAAAGGTTTAACCGTATCGTGGTTAGACGTTTGTAAAAGATTAGAATCACTGTATTCCAGGATGCAAATCATCGTGTGATAATACATCATGTATACAATTAACAATAATGCTTGTCCCCAGGTATCTCTAAAAAAGAGATACC